CTATATATAATGAGTTTTTTGTGTAATTGTATGATTCTGTCATACGCGTGATTATGTATTTGGTATCTCCTATTATAATAAGTCATGCGTTACTTATTATAATACGAGTGCTTGGTTGAGAGTCTTTTATCTCTCTATGTAATTCCTATCGCATTATATACGATTACACTTAGAATTTATTGTGTAAAAAGCCTATAACTGACATAATTGTTATTTAGTAATTTATAACAATGGAAGTCGACAACTTAAACACAGTTAGAAGTACTGGGCCTATCCTTGAACAAGGAAGGCAATTTTTCTTTGCATTAGATTGTGCATATTTCTAAATATGTACACAAGATTTTTAGTGTAAAGTTTTTATTCCACTGTATTATTATAATTTCCTTTTTATGTATGGAAAATGATATAAATTATAATTTAATTTTAAAGTTTCTGAAAGTTTAATTTTATTTTATTTATATGGTAAGAAACCGGCAACATGTTTATTATAGTCGTTTGGTACAGCTATAATATGATTGGCGTGGTTGGCCTTATTCATATTTTTAATTTACGATTTTATTATTACGACATTATATGTTATTTTGGACTGTCTCATGCAGCCTTTGGAGCTGTAAGCCGTGAGCATATGAAATAGTATTTAATGCATTTAAACATTATTTATTTATTTTTATTATTTTTAGTGTTAAGACAAAGTGACACGTTCATATTCACTTTTCGCCCCAAATTTTATGATAATTAAGTTTTTGCTAAGCTCAGCGAGCACCCACGAAAACAAATCTGAAATTGTACCAACAATTAAGCATTCATTGAGACGTAATGCAGAACTTTCATTAGTTCAGACTGAAGTTGCGATTCAGTCCGGGGAATTTTCAACCCCAAAAGATTTTAACAAATCTAAATTTGAAAATAAAATTCGAGTTGAAAAATTGTTGTTGAAGAAAAACCAACAGCAATTATTCGATAAGAAAAAAGCAGCAAAGAAATCTGATCGAGCTAAATTTGATGAAGCTCTTACTATTGTTAAACGTAAACTCAATTTCGAACCACATTCTGGATTGTTTGAAGATTCCGTTAAATTTTCTTATGACCCTTTAAGTTCTACTGGAAATATTTCTCAGGAAGACATTATTGAAGATTACAGCACATGGATTTTAGATAGATTTAATTATTATATTAATTTATCGTGTTGTATGCCCCAATTAATTCTTAAAAATTTAATCTCTGACGATGTTATTGAATCTTATTCAGTTTCTGCTAAATATTTCAGACAAGCTAAGTTTAATTCTAGTGAAAGATTGGTTACTTCTTTATATGATAGAGTACGCAACTTAAATACTCTTATTAAATGCAGAGATTATTTGTCTAGCCAAAATGTTTTAGACTTGCACTTGGACAGTTGGATGGCATTTGTAGCAGGTTTATCTTCTTCTCAAAATATGACCAATGTTATTTCTATAGTTTATTTATTTATTAAAGAGAGAAACCTTATTCAATATTGGCCTTTTGTTAAAAATCTATTCAAAGATTTTAATTTCATTTTTAAAATGCAATCTTCTGGTGAATCTGAGACTGATGTTGATGAAACACAATCTGATTGTTCTCATAGTGATTTTGTCATGTTTTTGAGAAGTAAATTTAAATCTGTTAAACACATGTTTAATTCTAAGGCATTTAAACTTTGTAGCAAACTTTTTACCATGTTAGCTTCAAATTTTTTATGTTCTACTTTACAATTGAAATTCACTATAGCAGGTTTTAAAGTTTTTTCCGATTCGTTTTTAAAACGTTTACAAAATTCTAATAATTTTACTATCACCGATATTTTTGATTTAGTTATGGAATCAGTCGAATATTTTTTAGATATTGGATATTTGTGTTTCAAATACAAATCTTTTAGACC